TGTTCACATTGGTGTTCATACGGTTCGTGTTCACGTTCGTGTTCACATTAAGCACTGCTGTGTTATTCACTGCTGTGGTTGTGTTCTTGATAACAGAGACCTGACGCTTTCGCGCAAATTTGACAGGTTCATGAATTTTCATATATCGGAGACGCTTACCGATGGCATCAACAATTTGACTCTTCGTCATCTGTTCAACATTCTTCAAATTAACCTTACGAGCGATCCGCTTAAGATCAGCTCTTTTTGTGGTTGAATCAAAAAGAAGTTCATAGTCATTAGGTTTCAATGGAGAGTTCTTATCAACGAGATAAGTTCTACTTGAATTCATAACCAATGGTGGAAGAGGCAATTTGCCGTCCTGAATATCCTGATAAGCCTGACATATTTCTTTCTTTGTTAGCTTAATATCTACCCCAGCGTTGATCTTAATCAACTTCCTAAGGTTTTCTATATCCGCGTCTGGGTCACACGCGTTCATTGTTTATATTAAGTTAACAAAAAAGTGGAAGGAATTTATTGAGTGGTTGAGTAACCCGTGTTATATAGTCTAATTTTGTCTTCATAAGACATGTTAAAGTCAAAAATATTCGTATCACCTACGTGTATTTCAATAAAATTTGTATTTTCACTGTATTCAATACGATTTGTTATAGTTGAACGAATGAGAGATTCTACAAACTGTCTTGGATTATTTATTTCTTCTTGATATACACGGTCCATTTTGAGTTTGATACAAGTAATCTCGTGTGGTTTCTTACCAAGAAATGGTACCATTGGATATTGTTCTTGAGTTCCACCATCTATGTATGTCTTTCCCTCAAACTTACCACACGCAAATATGAGAGGTATAGCCATACTCATACACACAGCATCTATAACTTTCATAGTAGGGTGTGTATCTCTTGAAAAATACTCGGTCGTTGAAGAATTTAAACAATACGCAGATACGTAAATCTTCATATCCAACTCTTCAAATGTTGGGTCACATCCACAGATATCAACAAGTTTGTCACGAATGGGGCCCATATCAACAAAACCAAATTTGTTAAAAAAGGAGCCAATGCGTAATTTAACAAATTCAGGGATATTTAATGTGAGAGCTATATCAAAAATCTCATCAACAGACATCCCCAAAGCCAAAAATAGGGCTAATATCGATCCCGCAGATGATCCAGATATCTCCTTCACATCTACAAGCTTGGATTCAAGTGCCTTGAGAGTTCCAATCATTGAGTATATACCCATTGACGCGGGACCCAAAACAAGGTACTTCATCTTCCTACTTAGTAGAACTGAGGAAATTGACGACGCAAAAGCGCGAAGACAACTGCGAAGACAATCGAGTGGGTCAAAGCCGCTGGGAGGCTCGTTTGACCAGATCGGAGAAGACCGCCAGAACCTGGTGGAATAGTCAAAAGAAGACCTGGGCTGAGTGCCAAGAAGAGAGCCGTGGTCACGATCAAGTCGGTCTTCGTCAAAACGAGACCCATTGCCTTCGCGATGAGACTGTAGACGAGGAAGAAGACGAGTGCGTGGAACATAGTAGCCATTTGAGAGGTCTTTCCGTTCAAAAAGTTGACCTTTCGCCCGTCGGTGGTCAAGAGAACACCTGGGCTGAGAGCCAAAAAAAGAGCGGCTGGAATGGCGACTTTTTGGGATGTGATATCGGGGAGCATGGTTAATATAGATCTATATTATTTTGTCTGGTGTGCTGATTAACAAACTTAACCCAATGATCAAATGTAGCACCAATCATAAATTCGTGACAGAGATCCGTATCTTCCAGATAATCATTCATACATCTCCAGATGTACGAGAGATGAAACTCGTATGGAATCCATACAAAATCACAATCATAATTGTGTTCATTATAACAGAACTCAGCAAAATCGGAAAAATCACAATCGGTAAGTAGAGAATATTCTAAATATGCATCTCTAAGCAGCCGTTGGATTATATCCCAAAGTGCCCACAATTCATCTGAGTATTTGATTTGCCAATCTTCAACACTGAGATGAACATCATCTTCAATTTCTTCTTCATCGCTTGGGATAACATCGTATCCCGTGGTAGCTTCATATACATATTGACTCCAAACCATGGTGTCTACTTATCTTCCTTCTCGGGCTTCTCTTTTATCCCAGTTAACGAGAGGGATGTTGATTCTTTTACTTTAATATTGTCCTGGATGGCATTAAGGGCGCCCTCCAATTTGGCTTCATCTCCACCAAAAAATGTGAGAAGTCCATCACGAATGGCATCCTTATTCATACTACCCTTGCGGACAGACTTACGAAGGCTGATCTTGCCTTTCCTGAGGTTAATGGTATCAATGCCCTGATCAATCATATGCTTCTTCACAGACTCCTTGAGTCGCTTTTCTTCTTGATTGAGAATCTTGATATCAGATTTTGCTTCAGAAAGTTGTTTCGAGAGCTCCACAAGCTTGGAAACACTCGCAGAAAGTTCGTTAGGTACTGACATTATTTACATAAAGCTAAGGTCTAATCTTTAAGCGAAATTTAGCACAAATCGCGTTGCATGGTGTCTGGGACAATGGTAGAGTTGTTCCAAACGAATGGATCCTTGGGGTTTGGTGGATCGGCGCGAATTTGTTGGTTCGCGTTACGGAGAGCACCACCAATGGTTTCTGGGAAACCAATTTGTTGGCGTGGTTCAAGGAAGTTTTGACCCGCGAGGATGTCTTCTGGGGCAAACTCACCAAAGTCCTCCGCAGAGGCAACCTCACGTGGGAGGAGAGAGGACGCCAAACCGACACCCTGTTCCATGCCACAACCGTTTTGGACTGGAGCGGCGGCTGGACCCGCGGACATAGCTGGGGCCATGTCATATGCGCCATATTCGCGTTCACGAATAGAATAAGCAGACTTGTTGTTCATAGTGAAGAGCAAGTAGACCAACACGGCGACCGCAGCCAACATCATGAGGTTTTGAGCACGACCCTTCTTCATCATCTTTTATATATGATCAACAATTTTTTTATTGCTCGGTCTCCTCATAGTCGACAAAAGCATATTCTTCTGGGTAAGTGTCCAAGATTGGGTCTGGGTGAACTCTGACCTGGACAACATTCCACGAAGCACCAAAAGATTTCTTGGCGAACCAAATTCCTGCGAATTCCAAGATCACATCGCAAGTCTTATTGGGCTGGACACTTTCAATGTCCACTTGCTCTTGTTGAGCATTAAATACCTTGGTGACTTCGAGACGTTCGCCTGTAATCTGATTGTCGGCAATACTGGAAGTGTATGCACCCTCAATCACTTTTTCGGAAAGTTGCTTCCCAAACCAAGTTTCACAATTTTCATACGCCGATTCAAGATTGAGGGCGTCAATGTCAGCAATCTTCTTGATATTACCTTCATGTGTAAGGTCAAAAACCATGTCGCCTGAGACATCGGCAACCTTTACCTTATTCAATTGGACCAAACACTTTCGCTTGGTATCGTTGAGAGCCTTCACGAAGTAGAGTCCATCATCGCCTTTAGCGGGGGCGTTGTACAACATGTTATATATGGGATGCGTCTCAATTCTTTAAACCAACAAATGGTATTTGGGACGCCTTCTTTATAATTGAACCTGGAACCCATTTATCACGGATTGGATTGTAACCATATAATAACTTACTTGTATTCAAATTATTTGGAATATTCTTTCCTGTCGCTGGTCTGTAGTTATACTGGTTTCTAATATACGTTGGTGATCTGTTTTTCACCCATTCTTGTGTATTGAGATTAAAACGTTGATTTCCGTGGGTTTGTATGTATCCTGGAATGGTTACGTTTGGAAGAGATGACTTTACACCGTACACAATTTGCTTTGACAAACGTTCTTCATTTGGTTTAGTTGTATATTCCGTATACTTTAGTGGATTGACACGCGCCGCTTGCGACATATTCACCACACCATATTTAGATGTTCTAAACCTTGGTGTTTGTATTGTATTATGTGTATATTCGTAAATTTTGTTAATGTCATCATTTGGTCTAATATTGATATTCTTCCTAATCATTTTAGTGAGTTTATACATACGCTGTCTATCCTTTTCCTTTTTCTCCGGTCGAAGTCCAAGCTTTTGCATGAGATAAACATCGTCAATGAGGAAACGCTTACCTGCTACATAAATTCGCTTATCGTGGACAATTGAACCAGTATCTTTGTTCTTGTATGTGATACCCAATTTTTTAGAATCAATAACCTCGTATCCAAATTCCTTGGGTCTCATGAATGGAATATCGAGGATACCACCGAGAACCTCTTGTGTGATGCGACCCTTCCCAATTGAAAAGTATCTCACATTGAGGTCAAGTGCGAATAATTCCACGTCAATGAAAATGTCAGACTTTGATGGTTCACCACCACGTTGAGACTTTTTCTTTTTGATGAGGATATAGCGTCTGGTAACATATGGACCACTCTCAGCAAATCCCAAACCTATGAAACGTGCCATCTTCGCATTACGAGATATACGCGTCTTCACTTTCTCACCTATACGCTTCGCAATTTCTCCCAACTTGTTCCACAAAAGTAACTTTGTGGCTTGAAGTTTCCCAAAATATTTATCATTGTACGCAAACCTTGGAATGAATTTTGTATCTATATCACTCGTGACGATACGTTCCTTTCGATCCAAATACATATTGAATGCCTCACCACCTGAAATTACGAGATCACCCATTGGTTTGAGAAATTCTGAAATTTCACCAGCTGTATTGAGAACAATATCTCGAATAGAATCTGTAACAATCGCATACACCATCTTTTCAAAAGATTCCTTGTTGTGAAGTTTATGAACTCTCTTCCTGAACGCAGCAAGGTTATTGGTTTGATAGTATCTTTCCAAAACAGAATCATTAAAGAATAAATTTTTCTTCAGAAATCTATTGATGACAGCTTCTGAATAAATTTCGGTGTCCATTATTATATTGCTACATAATAAATGGTCTGTAGTATCATTGACGAATGTAGGTGCTTTGCGTACTCTGATGTGTCTAACCCAAAGACACAACAGTTTTGTGGTGTGCGACGAGGTCCAAATGTCATACCTTGTCCAGAAGAAGAATGTTGTGCTGGTGGATGCGTCGGGGAACCATTTCGAATCATAGAAAGACCGACCATTGCCGCCGATTATTCTAAACTTTACATAATTCTTCTACTTGTTATTGGTCTTATATTTATCATCATTTCGTGACTTAAAGATTAAGACGCAATACAAGGTATAAGATGTCTCTTGAAACTATTCAAACCGAAATTGCTGCTCTCCGCGCCGACGTCAAGGCCCTCACCAAGCTCATCCGCAAGGTTAAGAGCACCCAAGAGGATCCAGATGGTGAGAAAGCTAAGGCGCGTGCCGCGAACAACGGCTTCAACCGAAAGCAAGAAGTGACGCCTAAGTTGCGTGCGTTCTT